GGAGAGAAAATGAACGCATCATTTATCAAGCAGGCAGTTGAGCAAGCAGTAAAGACATTCGTCACCGCATTTCTTGGTGCTTGGGTTGCTGCTGGTTCAGACTTTGACGCACTCACCGATTCAGCAAATCTAAAAATTGGCGTAACTGCTGTTGCGGCTTCAATTGCTATGAGCATGGGCCTCAAGAAGGTCGGCTCAAATAAGGACTCAGTTTCCGTACTTTAAGCCAAACTGCTCTTCTGAGCAGTGGTTACTAATCTACAATCTTTATGTGTTTGATTAGGAGAGCGCGCCATGAGGGCTGGTAAATACGACATAACATGCGAACAAGGGACAACGTTTATACGCACCTTGGCTGTTTTGCAACCAGACCTAGAAAACGACCCAACTGGCGAGACCTTTGAAATAATGGACCTAACCGGCTATACAGCAAGAATGCAGGTTAGAAGAACACTTGAAAGCACATCGAAGCTATTCGAACTAACTACGGAAAACGGTTCACTGGACGTTACATTCCAGGACCAATCAAACATCATAAGAATTTATCTCCCATCGGAGGTAACCGCAAGTGTTGACACAAGCGGCGTGTATGACCTGGAACTTGTCAATCAGGGCGGAGAAGTGTCGCGATTGGTAGAAGGAAAATTTATCGTTGTTCCTGAGGTGACAAGATGAGCGATATCCCGAACAGGGTAATAATTGACCAAGATATACCGAATAGGGTCTTGATACAAACTGGTACGGCTGGTGCAAACACAAGAAGACACATCCACACTCAGGCCTCAGTATCAAATGAATGGACCGTAACTCATTCTCTTGGAGGCAAACCACAGGTGACTGTCGTGGATACTTCAGATACCTGTGTCTTTGGTGAGGTAGTATATATAAGCAATTCGCAGCTGAAGGTGTTATTCTCGGCACCTTTTTCCGGATTTGCCTACTTGACATAAGGCAGGACTAATGGCTCAAAAGTTTCTAACAAATATAGACCTGGTAAATAACCAGATTCTTAATGCCCGGTTTGAGTCTGTTTCGTCCGACCCAGGCTCGAATCTGTTCGAGGGTCGCCTCATCTACAACACCACAACGGACACAATTAAGGTTTACGCAAATGGCGCATGGCGCTCAATGCCTCACACCATCACCTCTGGTGGAGATAATACTGCTGCAATAACAATCGGCGAGCTAAACGGAACAGTTACCCTCACCTTAAATCTTGCAACAGCATCTTCTGTTGGTTTGCTTACCGCCGCGCACTATACAGACCTTGCTAACTCAACTAGTTCCGCAACTGGCTCAACTCTTGTAAAAAGAGACGCAAACGGCAACATTTCGGTTGCTACCCCAACAGAATCTTCACATGCTGCCACCAAGGGCTATGTAGACGCTGCTCGTTCTGGCTTGGATGTCAAGGATTCCGTAAGAGTTGCAACAACAGCGGCAATTAATATTTCTTCAGACCTTCAAAATGGTGACGCAATAGATGGTGTAACCCTTGCAACCGGAGACAGGGTTCTTGTTAAGGACCAACTTTCTGGTGCAGAAAACGGTATCTATGTTGTAGTTGCTACTGGCGCTGCATCACGTTCAACCGATGCTGATACTTCTACTGAAGTCACAAGCGGAATGTTCACCTTTGTTGCAGAAGGTTCAACAAACGCTGATAGTGGTTGGGTCCTCTCAACAAATGACACAATCACCCTTGGAACAACAGCATTAACTTTTGCACAGTTCTCTGGAGCCGGTCAAATTACGGCTGGTGCTGGTTTAACAAAATCAGGAAACACGATTGATGCTGTTGGGACTGCAGACAGAATAACCGTAAACGCAAACAGTATTGATATTGCTTCAACTTATGTTGGTCAATCAACCATCACGACTCTTGGAACAGTAACTACCGGTACATGGAATGCAACCACTATTGCAATAGCTAACGGTGGAACCAACGCAACTACCGAGGCCAATGCTAGGACGAACCTTGCCGCAGGCGGAACTCAGGGTGCAGGTGTTTCTGTTCCTGTTCTGTCAAGAAAAGTTGCGCTAACAATTGGTGATGCATCTGCTGCAACATTTACAGTCACTCACGCTTTTAATACTAGAGATGTGCAAGTTGAAATATACGAAACAGCAAGTCCTTACGCATCTGTTATTTGTGATGTCGAAAGAACAACCGTCGATGCTGTGACTATTAGCTTTGCTACCGCCCCAGGTTCTGGAGCATATAGGGTTGTTGTAACAGGTTAACCATAGTGCCTTGAGGGGTGCGAACGATTTAGAAAACAGTTGAGGCTGTATTCATGACGAAATTTATAGGCACCCCGTTACGCGGGATAGAGTTTGCTAACCCAGGTGATGAAGCAATTTCGTCGCGCGTAAGCGGTGACACTCAGCCAAGACTTCGCATTGATGCAGGCGGAAGAATAACTTGGTCCGATGGTACAAACTCTGGAGATACTGTACTTTTTAGGTCCAGTGCAAATTCTCTAACCACATACGATTCACTTACCGCAAGCGCTGGTTTAATCACACTTACCACTAATGGCGTCCCAAATGCTGCGCTCCCAAACGGCGCAATAGCAATCGATACGACCAACCATGTCTTTTACTTCCGTTCAAATAATGAATGGCTTGAAGTTAGTGGCGGAGCGACAGTAACCGTTGATGACTCCCCTCCGCTGAACCCAGAAATCGGAGACCTGTGGTATAGCTCATTGGAGCTTGAATTATTTATTTATTATTCGAATGCCTGGATTCAGCTAACCGATGCACAGGGCGGAGTTCAGGAACTTTATGAACTTTCTGATGTTCTAATTGATGACCCGCTATATGGTCAGACTCTTGTTTACAACGGAACAGAGTGGGAAAACGATTTCATTCTAACTGCTCAATCATTACAAACAGCCCGCGCAATATCTCTTGCTGGCGACGTATCTGGTTCTGTTGCATTCGATGGGTCGCAAAATGTGTCTTTAGTTGCAACAATCCAGCCAAACTCTGTTGCTCTTGGTGCAGACACAACTGGCAACTATATAAACGACCTAACCGCAGGAACTGGTGTCACGGTAACGCATACTCCTGGTGAAGGCTCAAGTCCAACTATTGCAATTGGTCAAGATGTATCAGCATCTACCGCTCCAACATTTGCTGGTTTGAACCTAAATGGAAACATCGTTTTTGAAGGCGCAACTGATAATGAGTTTGAAACAACGCTTACAGTAACCGACCCAACCGCAGATAGGACAATTACACTTCCTAATGCATCAACGACTTTGGTTGGCACAGATACAACTCAAACTCTTTCCAACAAAACACTTACTACGCCAACCATCAACGGACCAGAAATCACGGCTACTGGTGGGACTCCGAGAATTCATGGTATCTATCTTCCAGAACCACATTTCATTACATTTGAGGGTTCAACGACAGATGAGTTTGAAACAGTACTCACCGTTGTCAACCCAACTGCAGATAGAACCGTAAGTCTCCCTGATGCGAGCGGAACTGTTGCCTTGAGCGGTTCTATTGCTCTGGGAACGGACACAACTGGCAATTATATGTCAGGCCTAACGCAAGGTACTGGCGTAACTATCACCCATACACCAGGTGAAGGCTCAAATGCCACCATTGCAATCGGTCAAGCAGTTGGAACATCCTCTTCTGTTCAGTTCGCATCCGTCACTGCTCCTCTAACTGGCAATGCATCGACGGCTACAGCCCTTGAAACTGCCCGTAACATTTCTCTTACTGGAGATGTGTCTGGCTCGGTTTCTTTCAATGGAACATCAGATGTTTCAATCTCTGCCACGGTTCAGCCAAATAGCGTTGCTCTTGGAACTGATACCACTGGCAACTACATGTCCGACCTCACACAAGGTACTGGCGTTACAATTACCCACACTCCAGGCGAAGGTTCAAACGCAACAGTTGCTATTGGACAAGCAGTTGGCACAAGTGCATCAGTTACTTTCGCAAATATTAACGCAACTGGCGATTTGGTTGTTGGTGGCGACCTTACTGTAAACGGAACAACCACAACATTAAATACAGAAACACTTGAGATTGAAGATAACATTATTGTTCTCAATTCGAATGTTTCCGGTTCTCCCTTAACAAATGCTGGAGTTGAGGTTCAACGCGGAACTTCCGATAATGTTTCTATTCGCTGGA